GGTCGGGGCGAAGAGATTCGAACTCCTGACCCTCTGCTCCCAAAGCAGATGCGCTACCAGACTGCGCTACGCCCCGAAACTTTATTCCTTTGCGCGGTCTCGCACCACCAAGTGCATCATGCCATATCCACGGGCGCCCGGCAAAGTGCAGGGATACGGGGTGCCAAAGGGCTCCCACCCATCCTTTTTCATGGCTTCCACGCCGCCCATCAATTCCACAATGGTCGGGCCGAACACCATACGGCTCTCAAAAACACCGAATTTCATGCGATCCTCGTTGCGATGTATTGATATTCCATATCACCAAGCTTCTTCTGGGTCAAGGCGACATAACCCTCATTGTAGGACTTCCAAGCCCTGTTCGCAGCCGCAACACGACCACGGGCGGCAAGAACCATCTCACCCTTCAGTGTGCTGGAAGCCCAGCATCTGTCAACATACAGGTATCCTGTATAATAAATGCACCGATCCCCGGAATTGGCTTTTGCAATCCAATCCTCGAAATGCTTAGGGTCGGTAATTGTGGTGAGCTTAGGCATTTAGCAACTCCTTGAAACGAACCAATGAATGCAGTATTATCTGCGGAACATTAACCGTCAAGGAAAAAACGCATGGATGCCCAATCTTTTCACCCCGGTTTTGATGGTGACTGCAAGATGGAGGGTGCCGAATGGCCCGGAAGCGCAAGAGGGATGGCCTTGGAAGGATTCGTCCCAGAAACATTCCTGCGAAAGCTCTTCGTGAGCATAAACACAGGATCATCGAAGATGAACGTCGAAAAGTCAGAACCGAAAAGCAAAACCTGCAAGAACTGCATCTTCTGGCAGAAGAGCCTGATGAATGAATTTGAGGGTGACTGCACCGCAGATACTGCGATTTCAGCCACCCTCGAAAAGACTGACGCCTGTTTTACCTGCGGAAATTTTCAGACAGAAAAGCCGTGATGGCTTCCAGTGAAACCTGAGTTACCCAGATGGTCACCATGAAGGGCCATGCAGCAATATGCAGGGTTTTCTTCGAAAGTGTGGCCTCTGGCTCATGTTCTGCCGACGCAAACAGAAACGCGCCGCAGAGATAGACGTAAATAAACAGGTAGATCATCATATCCCACCTTTCTGTGGTTTGAAGTTGTTGTTGTACGCGATTTGGTACGCAGTTTCGATCTGCACGGGCGTCAAAAACTTGTAAAGCTCGTGCATAATACTTGTTTTCTTGTTCAGAAGAAGCTGGTCGATGGAACAGGCTTCTCTTCGGGACTCAATTTCCGCCACCGCGATGTCAAACATGGTCGCAGTCTCGGATTCACCGGCTGCGGCATGGGCCGCTGCCTGACCTTTGAGCCAATCAACGATATCCATAGCGCAGATTCCTCTTGGGGACGGGTTTGTAGGCGACAGAATAGTGATCGGGGCAGAAACTCTGGCCCTTTTGCACTGGATGGCCGCAGAAGTGCTTTTCATCCGGCATCGTCCAGCGGCAGCTATTGACTTTAAGGTCAAAGAACAGGATGCCGGTGCCATTGATCGGCTTGATATCAAGCAAACGCATGGTCGGCTGCTTAACAGGACCAAGCTTCACCTTAAAAAACGCGGAATTTCGGTTCTTCAGGGCACGAACAGCCTTCTGCTGGTTCTTGACCTGCGACTCACGACGGATAATTGGGGAGTAGTTGGGGAGGCCAATGCGATGGGCGCGTGAAATAATAGAGTTTTTCACGCGACCCATCTTGGCACCGATCTCCTTTGTGGAGATCGAACCCCAGAATTGACGGAGAATGGCGTCTTCTTCCGGGGTCCACTTTTTGTTGTTAGTGGTATTTTCCTTTTGAGTGTCCACTTAGTGCCTCCTGCATGATCTGTGCGAAGAAGTTCGCACGGAAAAGGTCCAAAATCTGGAGGGCAGTGAGGTCTTCACAGTTATACATGAAGTGACTCTCTCCCTCGCTGGTGACACCCAACACCACAACGGTCACCAAGTCAAGATTTTTTGCATCTTCCAGCGTTTCACGGCACAGTTCATTGTCGTCGGTGGACATTTTCTTCCTTTACGAGGCTGTGAAGTTGTTCTTGTAGCGAGAGACCTGATCGGAAACCGGAACAATCACAACATTTTTCCTCTTAAGATTTACTACGGCCTTGAGAGGGTAACGAATCACCCCTGTGACACTATTAGCATATCTACGGGCCGCTGAAGAGAGGCGCCGAGTAGAGAGGGTACTGAGGCCCTGATTGTGGCAACCAGCAGCCAACCAACGATCACCCTTCATACCATGATAGCAGAGGGCCAAATGCTTCATACCGGCGTCGATCTGAGTCTGGCATGAGGCGGAGCGGATATTCTTGAAGCCCAAACCACGGGCTGTTGAAGGAAGGATTTGGAGAGGACCACGCTCCCCATGAGAACCAACACGGTTGCAGCTAAGGTTGCTTTCCTGCCGAGCAATCGCAAGTGCAAAGTCCGCCGGTACGCCGTGGCGTTGGGCGGAGGAACGAACCATCTGAGCTACTGAAGTTGGGTAGTAAACTGCCGGAGATTGGCTCGTAGAACACAAAAGCGCCGTGATGGCGCAGATTGACATGAGTTTCTTCATTGTCACACTCTTTAGTTGTTTGTCCAATTGATGCAACTGCATCAGGGTATATTATCCCCCGTTTCACACCCTTGTGTCAAATCTTGATTGGGCAGACCGGATAGAGTTCCTCAATTTCCGGAACGGAATTGCTTTTGGATATGTTCTCTTTTGCGGGTAGGTATTGAAGGTTTTCAATAACATGAAGGCCACAAACTGTGGCCCCGTTCAGTGGGAATATGTGATCAACGTGATATCCGGGCGGACATGCTTTGCAGAACTCTCGTACCGCCTTTTTGTCACTCCAAAACGGGGTTGCCCTAATAATCCAGTCGCGGCGGTGCAGATTTTCGCCATAGTAACGACGGTCATATTCTCGTCTCCAAGCCCTATGCTTCGGAGTTTGGCGCAATTTGTTCTTGGCTGTCAAGTGACAAGTTTTGCAGCGACCATTTGACGCAAGTCTCGGGGCGACATGACCGTGTTTGCATGGCTTCCCGGTGTAGTACCATTTCCAGCCATTTTCCCGCGCCGAGGTGAAGGAAGAGCCCATCATTTCCGAGGCTGAACCCTTGTCGCTTCATTGCGCCAATACGTCAGTTCATCCTTCAGGGCGCTGACTTCCAACTCCAGCGCCTCAATCCGGCCCCTATCAGACTCCCTCTGCTGATTCCACTTAACGAAATCAGCCTCAGAGACATTGTTAGGCATCAAGGTTTTCCACATCGTGATTGATCCCATTGAGATAGAGACGGGCCTGAAGGTGTTCAACCTTGTGCCGAAGGTTGAGGTTTTCCTTGTATGAGTTTACATAGTTCTCGATAAGCTCAATAATCGCGTCGGAAAGGTTGAAGCAGCCCTCGGCGTTGAGGAAACGTACAGCCTCCTCGACATCCGGCATTGATTGCTTGTCGATCATTTTGAGTTCTCCTTGATGAAGGCAATACGCCTTGCCGCATCCGCCTCATCCCATTCGTCGATGATGTCCTTCTCAACATCCTTGATCGCCTCCTCGGCGGTCATCATATGCTGAAGATAGCTGCGGCCAAACTTGGCCAGACGCTCCTTGTAATCAGGGTCATCCTCGTAGGCAAAGTAAAACTCCGACTCAAAGGCGTCACAGGCTGAGCAAGAGCCATAGCTGCCAGAGACCCAGCCAACGACTCCGCCATACTTAACTTTGGCGATCCAAGTGCCTTGGTAGTCTCCAAAGGTCTGGTAGGCCAGAACCTCGGCCCCGTCAGCCTCCATTGCTTCCTGATAGCTCATTTTCCCTCCAGTGCAGCATGGGCCACATTTGCGCAAACTTCATAACCGATGATGGAATAATCCTCGTTGTCCTCTGGTTCCCACGCATCAGTTAGGTCTATAATTTTTTGCAAAGCCTTCCGCAACCGCTCAATCTCGGTGCGAAAGTTGATGATCTCATTCCGCAGTTGGTCAATTTCATGCACGGCAGCAGGGCCATCTGGGTTAAGCAACATTGGCTTACCACCCAGTATGTCCACCGGAACCATGTGAAGAAGCCGCTCAACAATGTCAGTCATCGTTCTTCTCCCTCTTGGGATTCTCCCACGGGGCCGGGAGCATATAAACCTTCCCCTGCGGCAAGAACCATGCAGCCTTGGCTTCAGGCCACGCATTGATGGCTGCGGCGATGGCAGATCGTAGAGCATAAAAATAACGGTATCCGTGGCTTTCTCCGAGACTGATGACAAATCGGTCACAGGCATCAGCCACCACATGATTTGGGATTTGCTCTGGCTTAATCATCGTTCAGAACCCTCTGCCGTTCGGTTTCGACCATCCATAGCGCATCTCGCCGCTCAGTCCCAGACGATATGTTATGGACTATGCCGCCTTCATCCAGCCACAGGATGATAATCGGGGTATCCAGCTTCACCTCATTTAGGGCGTGGTGCAGTGCGGCTTTGGCGTTCCACATTTTGCCGGGGAGTAGCTCAATGTCAGCAGCCATATCACACCACCATCAAGGCCCAGACGATCAGCAGGACGGCAACCCCGACCTGCCAACCGATATTCTGGGCGATGAGAAGTGACCCGACAATGACCATTGTCAAACGGATGAGGGAGACGATAGCAAATTTTTGGTCGCTCATTGCGGGATTCCAATCTTGCCCGTCAGGACAGCTATCGACCAGACAATGCCGGTCAGGGTGATTACAACAACAAAGATGTAAAGAAAGGTTTGGTCGCTCATTCTCCAGTCCCCAGACCCATAGCACTGGGATCGACAGGCACACAGATGGCAGAGACAATCCCCGCCGTTGTCGCGACAGGCTCACGGAGAGCTATCGGGGCGTAAAGCGCCGCCTTACAGGCTTCCTCGGAGGTGTACTGGTAGCCCGGCAAAACTACGGGTTGCCCACCGTAGAGATTCACGATCACAGTCATCATCGTCCAAGTCATAATAAAACCCCGTCAAGATTGACCTGACGGGGTTTATAGCACAGGGAGTGCCGGGCAGTCCAGAATTATCTACGGGGCCGGATTTAAAAATCTATCGCAACCTTGTGGATCGTGTCCACGATGTCCTTGATCTCGTGATTCAGGAGGACGGTCTTCTGGCTAACGGAGTCGCCTGTCCCGGTGCTGACCAAGGCCCAAGTCTGGCCCAGATTCTCAGCCTCAGTGAGTTCAATAATACGGTACGGGTCAATGCCGTACTTCTTGCCGTCAGCCTTCGTGAAGATGATCTTAATCATGTTTTTCCCTCGTGTCGATTTTTTCAGGATTTTTCGACGCATTAAACCACTGGTTGGTGTCCCAAACAGAGGACAACTCAATGACCTCGTAGTGCCCCTTTGTAAGGCTACGAAGTCCTGTGGCCATTCTCTTAGCACTATCCAATGACAAATGGAAGCGGTCTGCGTCAATCGCATCAATCAGGTCAGATGGGAAGTGATCCGTTGTCTTAACTACAAGGAACATGTTCTCCCTTTCTTTTTAAGGCCCCGTGTCAAGCATAGTCATACCACTGGCGCAAAAACAGTCAAGAACTGTCTCACATGGAACATGTTGGTTAGTCGGTTAATTATCGTCGTTTTGAAAATATATATCCAACGGGGGGTGGGACTCCTATGACCCCTTTCTAAGAAGGGGGGGTTAGGGTAGGGGGGTGGGGGTGGGGTGGGAAAGAAAGAGAGAAGTAAATTGGAAATATTTTGGGATGGGATGAGTAAATCAATATGTATACAAAATCGGAGTCCCGCTCAGCAAAAGGGGGGGTCCGGGGTGGGTGGGTGTGACAGATATTCCAGAAAATAGAACTATTTCCAAAAAATAAAGCGAGAAGCAATCCACGCAACAGCAAAGTGCCATTGCACCAGATCGTTCTCGCTTTACTTCATCCGTGGGCGGACAGTTGTTCTCGCATATTGATAGAATGAGAGAACACAAAACAAATCATGCTCTTGATTTGAGTGCGCCGAGAAGCGCCGTCAATTCATCCTCGATCTCGCTCGTGCTTCTCTCATTCTTTATCTCGACGGTGTCGCGCTGCATCCCCGCGAGTTTCGATGCGAGTGCCAATGCGCTAACACGCACGGCCGGTGATGCGTCTTGATCTTCGCCGAGCGCCAACGGCATCAGCGCTGCCCAAATCTTTTCTTCTCGAGAAGCCGCCTTCATGCGGTTCTTCTTCTCTCTATCCTGCGTCATCGCATAAAGCGCCGCCGTGATGTTGTCCTTTGCGCGTTCGATAGATGCCTTCTCTCTTATTGTTTTGTCCGACATGTTCGCAGTGTCATATGCAGCACGATATGCATCAGAAAGACTGCATCCGTTCATGATCTCTTCGCAGAACCTGCGTTGCTTATCGGTGAGTCCATCAGGGCCCGGTGCGCTTCGCTTCGCCTTAGGTGCTGTTTTCTCTTCAACGTCGATCCCGGCGATTAGCTCGAGCATCTTCCGCTTGTTGTCCTTGCCGTCTGTTTCATCTGTCATCTGATCATCCTTTATTCGTTTGGCGCCATGTATATGTGTGCCGCTCTATCTGCTTTCTATTCTACGGCATGTGGAGACAGGGCTGAAATGTCGCTCTGGGCCGCTGGGCGCACGGGGCCCGATATTCTCGCTTTCTTTCATCAGCCCACTGATCATCTATGATCAGCCCACGGATCAAATGATCATCCGTGCACTGACAATCGCATAGGAATAAATAACATGCCAGGGTGGACTATAGTCCTAACAACCATTTGTGGAGCATTTGCGGCAACACTCAACTAAAAGTTCGTTCTGGTGCTGTTCCCCGGCTCTCGCTATATTCGGGTTCCTGTTGCTGCTCTTTCTCATCGTGAATCTGTTCCTACGGTCTACTGACCGCCGCGCCGCGCGTGGCGATGCAGGATGCCGAGCCCATCGCCGCATTGTCGCCGGGCTCACCGTCATCCGCATCGCAGCGTGTTCTCATCGTCGCATTGCCGCCGAGAACAACAAGCCGATCCTGCAACAGATCGAGCATCGCCACCGCCGCAGCCGCAGCAGACCGTGTAGGAATCCGAGGCAATATCAACAGATCGAAACGCCATGTGGAGGATGGCGTCGCAGCGTGACGCGCTGCCTGATGATGATCAGCAAACAAAGAAAGAGAGAATAGAAATGAAAACCGTAAGCAAAAATCTTCGTGCTGCCGCTCGTGCATTTTTGGAAAGCAGCAGCCAATGGGATGCATCGACGATGGTGATCCGCCGCAACGGCGATATCTGCGCTCGGCGCGATGCCGACAAAACGCAGCAGGGCAGCGATGCCATGCTCTACCTCGTCGCGAACATCAACGCCATCTGAAGAAAGAGAGAACGACATGACCGACAAATTGCAATCTGCCATCACCAACGTGACGGACTGGGCCGGGCGCTCATCCCTTCTTGATGCGCTGTATGTCATCGACGATGAGCTACAGATGAGAGCCGAGCCTGATGTGCCTGATGATGTGGTGCGCGATTTCCATTTCATCTGCCGGGCGATGCGCCCGTTGTTTGTGGAGTGAATGAAATGATGAACGACGAAGAACGTCTTGAGCGCCGCTTCGCCGCGATGATACGCCGCGACGGAAAAGCATATGCACGAATGGCTGCGCTGCGCGATGCCGCCGAGAACATGATCGGTGAGATCATGATCGACGGCCATCTCACCAGCTACATCAACCTGCGCCCGTTACATCGCGGGAAAATAAAGACGGGTGATCGCAACGCCCTGATCGACTTCCTGATCCGCAATCAATACTGAAAGAAAGAGAGAACATCATGAACATCACCGCTATCATCGCCGCCGCAGCGACATGGGACAACGCAACTGCTTTCGGCATCTCGGAAGAGAGATATCTCTTCGCCGAGCAGCTACTGCTCGATGCCGGTGTGCCGATCTCGCGCACCGCAAGGCCCGATCAAGCCGATCACATTGTCGAGCGCATGGAGGATGCATTGGTGGCGCTGCTCAACAATGTCGCAGCCGTGAAGGATCACGCCCACGCCCACTACTCGGAGGGATGGGACAGCATCGTCGAGTGTTGGACTGATGCCGAGATCGCTGCCGAGATCGCCGACGCAGAAAGCGCCGCCGCCGCCATCGAGCGGATGGGCATCATCGTGGGCGTCATCGAGAAGCGCCGCACAGAAAACCGCGCCGAGGTTCTCGCCGGTGTTTGAGATCGAAACGGGCTCCGGCCCGTCGCAGCGTAAGGCGCTGCCTGATGAGATCAGAAATAGAAAGAAAGAGAGAAAGAGAATGTCGAATATCGCTTATGCCGAGATCACCGCCACCATCCTCGATGCCATGCGCTCCGGCGCTGCTCCTTGGGTGAAGCCGTGGAAAGACTTACCCGGTGACGTTTCCGCCATGCCTCACAATGCGCTCACCGGCCGCGCATATCGCGGCATCAACACGGTGCTGGGCTGGGTTGCCGCATCCAAGGGCGGTTATACCAGCAACGGGTGGCTCACGTACCGCCAAGCCCAAGCTCTGGGCGGCAATGTCCGAAAGGGTGAGAGGTCATCGCTTGATGTGGTCTACTTCAAAAAGCTCACCATCAAAGAACGGTCTGAGACGGGCGCTGAAAAGATCAAGACCATCCCGCTCATCAAGCTCTCGAAGATGTTCAACGTCGAGCAGTGCGAGAACATCACGTTGCCCAAGCGCAAGGTGATCGAGCTGCGCGAAACAACAGCGGACATGACGGCTCGTGAGATCGCCGAGAAGATCAACATGCATCTGCAGATCGGTGGCAATGTTGCCTGTTACATTCCCGCGCTCGACATTGTGCAGATGCCCACCGCCGCCGCCTTTAACGAGGACGCCGCCGCATTGGCCACGTTCTTTCACGAGGCCGGGCATTGGACAGGCCATGCGTCTCGCCTAGATCGCAACCTCACTGGGCGGTTTGGCTCGGCATCATATGCTGCGGAAGAACTTGTCGCTGAATTGACAAGCGCCTTTCTCTGCGCCGCTCATCGCGTGAACGGTAAGCTTCAACATCCCGAGTACCTTGCGAATTGGATCAAGGTTCTGCGCGACGACGACAAAGCTTTCATGAAAGCTGCGTCTCTTGCACAAGCCGCAACCGACTTCATCCTCGCAGCATCTGATGATGATGATCACGAGGGCGAGGGCGAGGACAGCGCCGCAGCTTGATGATGATGGTCCCGCTCGGATGGTCTGGGCGGGACACCAAAAAGAAAGGGAGAAAAGAATGATCAAGACCGAAACATATGTGCTGCCCGAGCATTGGGCGAACTGGCTTGTCAACGGTGATCCCAATGGCATGGACGAAGATGAGTTCAACGCCATGTTTAATTGGGCGCAGCGCATGATCGACATGCACGGGAAGTGCTGGTGCATTGGCACAGCGGATTCCGAGCCGGGCTTCATGCGATGGCACGATGCCGCCGAGGCATTCCCTTATGCTACCGAATGCCTCGAGTTTATTTTCGATGTAACCCCCGAGAAGGAGACCAACGTGACAAAGCATCATGATGCAGAGATAGAGAACATGAGCAGCGAGACATCCGAGATGGATCGGCTGCGCGAATTGAACTGGGCATCAAATAACGAATGCCTGAACCTCAACACGACACGCAACATCTGGGACATGCAAGATGACCAGCAGTGAAAAGATCACCGACTTCCGCAGCTATGAAGAACAGGAAGCCGAGCGCAATGAATTGAAGAAGCTCTGCCGCGCTGACTTCATTGCATATGTCGAGACTGCAATTCATCAAGACCTGCGCCAGAGATATCTGACGGAGGACAGCTACGAATGGCGCATGTGGTATCCCGGTTGGATTGCCGCTCACCTGCGCTTCATTAGAAACGAGCCTTGGGCTCAATAAGGAGAGAGAACATGGAAAAGATTGAGACCTGCATCCGCTTCGAGATCGCGGATCACTATGGCACCAAGTATGCCATCGCCCATGCGCTGGTGTGGGATGCTGATGGAAAGCATCCTCTCAATGGCACGGGCACACCTCTCGCTGATGTTCAGCTTCGCGGACATTTCAGCAGGTGGCGTGATGATGCCGCCGAGGTGCTGGGCTTCGACAAGCCTATGATCCACCAAGCCTACAGCATCGACAGCCGGGCGCTGAAAGCTTATGCGCGGACATTGGCGAAGATCGAGCGAAAGCTTGGCGAGATCACGCCGAGTGATCGAGACCCATCATCTCGGCGCTGCGCTATGAACGCATTGGCGATGGCAAAAGCTATCGGCGCAAAGAAGATTGTTTTCGGTTATGGCAACGCGACGAACTACCGTGACATGCAATGGCGCGTTTGCTCGACAGGTGAGGGCGCGTTGCTCATCGCTGAGATGATCGAGAGCGAGATAGACCGGATGAATGCCGCCACGCCGGTGGACATGTTTGGCCGCAGCATTGAGAAGGAGACCGTTTGATGGACACGGTTGGAATGATCATGTCCTTCGAGGACGGTGATCTCGATGAGGATCAGGTGCTGGAACTTTTCCAGCATCTGATCGACACTGGCCTTGCGTGGCAATTGCAGGGAAACTATGGGCGCATGGCGCGTCACCTAATTGACAACGGCTATATCATGGAGAAAGCACAATGAACCGTCATCAGTATGTTCACCGCATCCTTGGCGCATGGCCAATGTTGACTGAAGCTGATGCGCTGGGATCGTGGGCGAACGACAAGCGAAAGCTTGATCGGTATCGCGCATTCGTTCGCAGGGGGCGTGATTTTCGCGGAAGGGCGCGAGACCGTTTCCGCTGGGATGAACTAGAGGGCCGGGCTCGTCTCGCTTCGATGATCTCCGAGTATCAAGAGAACGGGCGCGTTGCCATCGTCTATGGGTTCATCGACTGCGACATGGGAAGGGCGGACGGGCTCGTGCACATCATGGCAGCTTCGCCCATCGCCGTTTCGAAATGGCTTGATAGTTTCCATGAAGGAGCCGAGGGGCCGCAATGGTGGAACCTCGAACGTCCGAGCGCGGCGGGTGAGATCACCGCCGAGCATCGCGATCTTGCATTGGAAGCTTTCGAGGATGGCCACCCGCACGTCGTCTATACGGTGCGCGGATGATCGGCGTCTTGATCTTCGCCACCGTCATCATCGCTTGTGTGATCGAGGAGGTGGATGGACGGCATGGGCGCGGGAAGCGCCGAGGGCGTCACGGCAAATGAGATCGGGCGGGGGAAACCCCGCCCTTTTTTTATGCGCGAACGACAAGGGGGACGGCTCACGCCGCCCCCCTATTTTTTTGCCGGGTTCTCCGGCAATCACCATTGAAAATGGTGATAGGTTTTTCAATCAGAGCAAAATTTAATTTGCGTCTGACGGCTTGAGATTGACCACGTTGCTTTTGGGTTCCATTTCCCCCATGATTTCGGAAACTTTGCTTTCCAAGCCACCCATCAACTTCTGCGTGATCTCTTTCTCGAATGCAATTTCATCGCCGCGAAGTTCCCCAAACAGACAGGCGTAACCGGCAATGTCGATGGCGTTGTCATCCTTGTAGCCAAACACAGTCCGAGCAACCTTCTGAAGGATGTTGATCATCGCCACGTCACTGGCCATCAGTGGACGGTCAAGGGCATTGATGTAGGCGTCGATCAGTTCACCGGCGAGAGACATATTGCTCTCGGCACTGCCATAGTCATCCTGCCGATCCTTCGTCACGAGCCGGAGCGCCGTCTTGAGGATTTCTTCCCGTTTCATGTTTTACTTCCTTTACAAGTTTGTGCATTTCAACAATGACGCCCCGTGGGATCACGAGCCGTCCACCAGTTACCATGTCATGCTCGTCAACGTAATGATCCCTGACGAGGGTGATCTTGTCCTTCTCTCTTTTCATCAGGAGCGCCACGGTGGTGATTAGCTGGGGTTCCAGCTTAACCTCCCCACGCTTCCATTCATTGTCATCATCCACAATGTCTTTCCATATCACTAGATATGGCACGGGCTCTTTGCTTTTCTTCGCCATGTCAGAAGTCCGTATCAAATTGTGAATACTTGGGACCTGCGAACGGGGCTTCCTGCTGCCCATATGTCGTAGTCACCTTGTCATAGATCAGCATCGTGCTTCCCTGCTGCCCAACCCACGCATAGCGGCACTTCCAAATGTGGACACCAACCTCCTGCGGGGCAACTTCAGGAACCCGGTGGATCGTGAGGCCGATATCAGCCTTTGCAAACCATGCTGCTGAACCACTGATGTCATAGCCCTTGGGGATTGGCAATGACCCATCATCGTTTTTGCGGAGCTTAGTGGGATGGGCAACGAACCAGAGATGGATTCCATGTGCCATAACGAACGTCTTGAGCTTGGTGAGCATCTCGGAAATCCAATCGGTCTCAGAGATGTCACGTGGCCGGGCGATGTAGTTGTAAGGATCAATCACGGCGCCACGGATGCCATGCCGCAGGACGGCAATCTTCAGGCGTTCAAGGATGGCGTCAAGATCGGTAAGGCTACCGTCGTCCTGATGGACGAATACAAAGTGATCGTTGATCCAATTGAACGCCGCATCGAACTCTACTTTCGAGACACGAGCATTCGGGCCGTCAAAGAACGGCTTCCTCACCCTCTTCGAAATGAGCTTTGCGATGTGGAACTTGGGCTCGTTTTCAAATGAGCAGATGGCAAACTTCCAATGACGGCTCTCGGCCAGATTGACCATGATCTGGTCGATGAACTCTGACTTGCCGCTGGACGGTACGCCGGTGGCCACACAAAGCTGACCGGGTGCCACGGTATACAGGGCATCGACATCAGGGTAGCCGGTGCTTTCTCCCTTACCAGCGCCCTTCTCATAAATCTCGGCCACCTGCTTGGCGAAGTGATCCGCATCATAGAGACCGGCAACTGGCCAAGGCTTCGCGCCTTCCACAGAAAGAACGACAGCGCCGGGACCATTGCGAAGCAGGACATCATTGGCATCCTTCGAGCCTTCCGGCCAGTGAACGCGCCAACATTTATCCTTCCCGACACGCCGGGCAATCTCCTCAGCGAGTGCCTCTCCGCTCTCATCAGCCTCATTGGCAATGATGATCCGCTTTGCCTTGTCGAGGTAATCCTTAGCGGCCCAAAGGAACCGAAACTTCCGATCCTCCTCCGGGTCGATGGCACCATCCGAAACCTTCATGGGGGCGCCGTTCGGTACGCTCACCGCCTTGATCCCGGCGGCAGCACAGGCGAGGACATCGAACTCACCCTCCACAATGATCAGGTCGTCTCCGACGTTGATCTTATCGAGGCCAAACAAAGTCTGCGGGGCGCCATCGCAAATGAAATCCTTGATCTCACCAACGGAGCGGTATTTCGCTGCGTAGTTGACGCCCTTGTTGCGGTACGGGAATCCAATGGCAAGGTGGCGAGAGCCAATCTTGCGGAAGAACTTATCAGAACTGAACACGCCGTACTCCACCGCAATATCCTGCGGGATGCCACGGCTCTCAAGGAACTTCAGTTCCTCTGCGCCGAGCGGTCGTGTGTCAATCTTCTCGGCGACTACAGGCTCCAAAACTCTCTCCCTCCGGGCTGGTGCCCATTCTCTCTTTTCAAACGGAACAACCCCGTTCTCGCTGCAATGATGGCAGTAATAGATAATTCCTGCATCACCCCGGTCGAGGGTCATCGTTCTCTGATTTCGGTTTTCCCTGCGCCTCGTAGAGGCACAAAAAGGACACACGATTCGCGCGTGTGCCCCTTTGAATTGCTGTTCAATGATGTGCTGTGCTTTCTCCATGTCGGCAGATAAGCACTGTTCGTTTAGCTTGTCGAGAGCAAAAAGCGAATGCGGCTGAGCGTCTCGTCTACACGGTCAGACCATTCATCGTCATCGAAAACGCTATCGTCATCCAGAAGGTCAATGTATTCCTGAATGAGAGAACGGAGTTCTTCGCAATTACAATCGTTACAATTACAAGACATATACGTCTCCTATATCTTACCCAACAGTTCAGATCGTAGATTTCGAGAGAGGACCAAAACGTGGCAACACCCAGATTTTGCATCTGGGCGTTCCTCTCTCTTTCTATCTTACCCGATCAGACGAGTCGCAGAAATCGAGGCCGTCCTTCATGCACCAAGGACTAAGCTAGACAGCTACTTCGACAGACTGGTGTGTCCGCCCCTACCGCGCTTCTGTCTTCAGGACTGCGCTTGTGGCTTTGGTAGGCACCCACGGTAACCACAGACCTGATTCGCCCCGCCGTAATTTCTCCGACAACGAATCAGTCTAACCAGACTAGCACGGCCCCCGAGGGGAGGCGCAAGATGTCTCAAAAGTTGTGTGTATACATATACACACCGAGATCAGACATCATCCTTGTCCTGCTTGGATATGCCACCAACGCGGGTCAGATATGCTTTAACTGCATACCTAAATTTCATGGCCTTCTTAAAGGCGCCGCGATGTGTTTTCTCCCGAAGGATTTCATCAAACTTCGCCCGGACTGTGATTGGGTTCATGCCGGAAAGCTCGATCACCGTATCGTAGTCTTCCGTGCCAACCCAATCCCTAATCTCTTCGCGCAGTTCCTTGTTGGTCGATGCGGCGTCAATCACGCCCTGCATCACCACTGCTATCCAGAGGTGAGACTCGGATGAGAGTACGGGGTCGGGATTTGTCCAGTGCCCATCGTATATACTTGGATCGAACTTGTCGGTCATTGAGGTAGATGCGTTCCTGCATGAGGTCGAGGATCAAGCTTTCATCCAAGTCAGGGCGCCGAGAGGCATACCAGATCGTCATGTCAACGTGCAGATCACCGGCCATCAGCGGGTCGAGGATCGGACATTGCTTGAGGAACTCCTTGGAATAGTTCAGAGCCTTCTCGCTTTTGATGAAAAACTTTCCCGTCCAGCGGCGAGAGTTCGCCTTAGATGCCGGTTCGCCAATGATTTCAAATTCAACTGTTTGCATACGGCGATGGAAACACAACCAACAATTGCCGTCAACCCCCTTGCAAATCACCTGCGGCACCCGCATAAATAGCCCCAATGATTGCCCGAGAAAGGGGATAACCATTGAAGATCACTAACAAATACGATGCACCGGCGGCAGTAATGTCCGCGCTGATGCACGATGCCTATGACAATGGCGGCGCCGATATCTCCGTTACGGGGATGATCAACTCGCCCCGTATCAGGATTCTCCAGAAGACAAACGAAAACCTTTTGGAGATGGATGCCCGTGACAAGATGTGGTCGTTCGTCGGAACGGCTGTCCACTCAGCCCTCGAAGCCCATGTTCCGGAGGGATCAATCGCTGAAGAGCGGTTGTTCATGGAGTACAACGGCTGGAAGGTATCGGGCGCCATTGATCTCCAGATCGAGAACGGCGACGGAACTTGGGAAATCAATGACTACAAAGTGGTCGGCGAGTTCTCCGTTCGGGCCGAAAAAGATGAATGGGTACAACAACTTAACATCTACGCCTACATGATGCGGGTCGCCAAGAACAGGCGCGTGACCCGTCTGCGGATCATCGCCATCCTGCGGGATTGGTCGAGGCGCAAGGCCGAGATGGATTCATCCTACCCTCAGTCCATGATCCACCCGGTCGAGATTCCGGTGTGGAACGATGAGCAGCAGGAGGAATATTTCCGCGAACGGATTGCCATCCATCAGTCCGCAGAAAAAGATGTTGCAGACGGTCGTCCTCTCGTGCTATGCACTGACAAGGAAAGGTGGCACCGGCCCGGCCAATTTGCCCTGATGAAGAAGGGCAGGAAATCAGCGGTCAAGCTTTATGATGCAAAGGAGGACGCAGAGAATGCAGCAGGATCAGACGAATCTTACTATGTCGAAGAGCGAACTGGAACGGATGTCCGTTGTGAAGGAAACTGGTGCCAAGTTCGTGACTGGTGCCGATACTGGATTGAAAAATCTGGCAGCGGCTCTGGTGTCGGCGCAGACTGATCTCGAAAACGCCAAGCTCAATGCCGTGAACCCGCATTTCAAGAGCCGCTACGCAACCCTCGCCGAAGTCCGCGATACGGTTGTTCCGGTTCTTGCGAAACATGGCCTTGCAATTGTTCAGTTCACTGATATGATCGGCGAACGTATCTTCCTTATCTCGCGGCTCATGCATAAGAGCGGTGAGTTCATCGAAGCAAAATTCCCCATTGTCTTTGACAAGCCACAGGCAATGGGTTCTGCAATCACATACGCCCGGCGTTATGCGCTGAGCGCCATGTGCAACATTTCCGCTGATGACGACGACGATGGCAACACCGCCTCCGTCGATAAGAAGAAGTCCAATGACGGACTCGTCCTCTGAGGATGCCTACAGGATTTTCTCGGAAGTCCTGATTAAGTGCCTTCCCTTGAGCAACTCGTATGATGAGTTGAAGGTCTACTGGAAGGATAACGCCAACATGATTGACGGGGCCAAGAAATTTGCCCCTGAAATCTACGAACAAATCAGAATGGCCTTTGCATCCCGCAGGGCTGAAGTGGAGAAAAACAATGGCTGATTACGACAACCGCGACAAGGGTGTTATCTTCTTCCGCAAGGAAAAGAAGAGCGACAAGGCTCCTGATTGGGGTGGACACTTTGAACTCAGCACCGACACGCTGAAGAAGCTCATTGAACTTGCCAAGGCCCAGCAGCCCGTCAAGTTTAACCTGTCTGGATGGTGGCCGAAGGACGGCACTAAGGGGCGCATTGGCCTTTCTTTGGACACATATGAGCCGAAGAAGAAGGACAACTCCCTCAACGATGCGGTTCCGTTCTGACCTCCCAGAACGGAACTAAAGGTGTCGCATAGCGATACAGCCGGTGGTTGGCGGGAACTTTCTCCTTTCCGCCCGTCCGCGTGACCGGCAATTTTATCAAATGAAGCAGCATCTCAAGCCGCCCAAACGAATACGCGATAAGAAGCATATGGCAACCATCCGAGAGGGTGGTTGTTGCATTTGTGGGAACCCAGCAGCCGACGCGCACCACCTGAGATATGTCGGGCACGGCAGGGGCATGGCTATCAAGAACGGGGATAACTGGACGATCCCCTTGTGCCGCCTACACCATGATGAACTGCACATGTTCGGCGACGAGAAAACTTTTCTTGACTTGCACGGCATAGATGGCGCAGACTTGGCGCAATCACTATGGAGGAAAAGCAATGAGTGATGGTGGAAATGTAATTCGCGTGGTGTTCAACGCAGACGCCCGTTCTCTCGACGAGAGAGAGGTCAGCATCATGGATGCCTTGGATACCTGCGTCATGAGCTTCATGGGTGATCCGCCTGATACCGAGTTCCAGCTTGGGTATCTTTGGTGTGCGGTGGAGATGCTCAAGGATTTCGGTGGGGCTGACTATACGGAGTTTGCAGCGCAATGCTCATCAAGCCTCCCAAAGTAAAGAAGAAAGACCAGCCGCCAGTGAAAGATCAGTACACGGACGAAATCCTTGTGCCTTGGGGGACCCTCGAAGACAAGCTGAAAGAGCTTGGTCTGGTATGAGCTTCTGGTTCTTGATGCTCATGGCAATGCTGAACTTCATCGCCGCGACAACTCTGGCAATTGATGGGAAGTATGCACTGGCCGTTTGTTATCTGTGTTATGCAATTGCGACTATCGCAATGACCAAGGTGTGAAATGGAAAGTATAGTTGAAAGGGCCCGTGACTTTGCATTCAGGATGCATGGTGATCAAGATCACGGATGCCTGAAGATTAAGGATCACCTTGAGGATGTGGTCAACAACGTGGAAATCCACTATGGGAAAACACATGCGCCGGTTTCGGTCAGCTATGAACAAGCTCTTGCGTCCGCTTATCTTCATGATGTCCTTGAGGATACAAGTGCGAGTTATTCGGACATCGCCGCAATATCCCCGGCGGTTGCTAATACGGTGTCACGGCTCACGGATTCCAGCGGTCGGAACCGTAAAGATCGGCATCTCAGGACGTACTGGCGTATTCGTCAATGCCCCGTGGCTACTCTCATCAAGCTCTGCGACAGGCGCCACAATCAGGCCCGTTCGCTGAAGCACGGGGAACGGTGGATCGCTATGTATGAGCGTGAGTTTGATTACTTCGCGTTTGCACTGTATAACCCACATGACTACAAAGATTTGTGGGGTGAACTCTTTGACCAGCAAAGAGCCATGAAGAAGGCAATGGAGTTTTGATATGAAGATAGAAGTTGACGTGGATGACGAGTTTATCCGGCAGGTGATGGAGGACAATCGCTCTTGGATATTCAGTGAAATCCTTGAGCGGGTTGTGTCGGATGTATACCCGCGCCCCCACAATATGGGGGACCTTGAGGAGAACATGAAATACTACAATGCGCTCAATGTGATCATTGAGTTCTACGGCGGGGAAAATATCCCGCTCCGTGAGATGTTCGAACGCAGCAGTAAGTCTGCCAATAAGTTCTCGATAGATGATTAAGGTAAACCTCTCGGCCCCTGAGCTACGAGCCGCAGCGACGGTCGCAATCGAGCGGCGCATCGACTCCATCCGCCGTGGCCTTGATGCAAACAAGCACAAGGCAGGTATCTCATGGAACAACTGGGATGGGGAGATCAACGGCGCCGCAGCAGAGATGGCTGTGTCCAAGATGCTTAACGTCCATTGGGATCACGGGGTCGGAACATTTAAGGCCCCTGATGTTGGGAATTATCAAGTAAGATCAACGACTTACCCTAACGGAAAGTTGATCTTCCGCCCCAACGATAACCCCCAAGACATATACATTCTGGTGGTGTGCGACACCCCGGTGTATAATGTTATTGGCTTCATTCATGGCGAGGACGCTATGGTGGTCGGGGACATTGATGAGACCCACGGCGCCAAGGCTTGGTTCGTACCGCAGGGGAAGCTGCAAGATATTTCCCTGCTGCCTAAAGACACGAAGGTAAACCAGTGAAAGAGAACGCCGTTCATTTTGAGGCCGTGAAGATTGCCATGACACAGGGGAAGGATGGCCTGATCCTGAAACTGGCCATCCACCCAAATGACGCCCCGCAGGATGTCATCCTCGATCCGGTCGGTGCCAGATATATCATCGCGGCAGTCCGTCTTTCAGATGATGATCAGCCTATGGTTCCGCAGCGGAAGAAGGCGGTGGACTCCATTATAGCTGCCGCCGGGCTCATGTGCAGGAACGAACGGTTCCAGAACTGGCTGATGCTTTCCGGACACGCCGATAAGGCCGACGAGGATTCTGCGGTCGAGGCAATCCGGAATATCTGCGGGATCAAATCCCGCGCAGAGTTTGCTACCAATGAGGAAGCCCGTAATAACTTCCTTCAGATCAAGAGAGAATTTGAGCAATCAATTAAGAGTGGGGACATATGAGAGACTATAAGCAAGAAGCCGCCTACCACGCCCGTCCGGAACAGGTTAAGCGCCGAGTTGCCCGGAACAAGGCTCGTCGTGCTGCCATTCGTGATGGCAAGGCCCATGTCGGCGATGGCAAAGAGATTGACCACAAGAACATGAACCCTCTGGACAACAGCCCCGGAAACCTGCGGGTCGTTGCCAAGGTCACCAACCGGCGCAAACAGCCCCCAAAGAAAAAGCGTTATACCTATTGACGGCGGCGATGTTCTCCCTTATTACTGCATTACGCAGAAAGGGAGATCATCATGCGTGTCAAAGAACTGATTACCGAGTTTGCCCAGAGCGTCGAATATGGCGCCCTCAGTGCGGCCACCAAGGAAAACTATGGCCGCTTCCTTGTCTACGCCCAGAGTTCCCAGATCGGGGACCTCGATGTGAAAAGCATCGAGAAGGCAGACATCCTCCGTCTCCGTGACAAGCTTTCAAAAACACCCGGCTCCGCGAACAATCTTCTCGGGGCCCTTGGCTCATTGTTCTCTTTCGCAATTGCGAGAGACTACATGGTTGTCAATCCGGTCGGTGGCATCAAGAAGATGAAGCTTGGGGAATGGAAGGAATGGACAACGGAAGAGGTCATGACTGCCATCGAGAAGACCCCGCCCAAGATTGGCCTTGCCATCGCCATTGCCTACTACACCGCCCAGAGACAGTCCGACATCCTTGACCTGTGCTGGGACTCCGCCGACACCGGTGTTCTTAAGTTCAAGCAAAAGAAAACCGGAACCTCGCTTGAGATTCCGGTTGATGATAGGTTGAAAGAGATATGGAGCCGGGTGCGCGGCGACGAAAACGATGACATGATTTTCAAGTCTGGCACCAAGCCAATGTCATCAGCCACGTTCAGGAAGCTCTACAAACTTGCCATCCGGAAGATCGGGATCGACAAACCTTTCCACGGGCTCCGTAAAGCCGCCTGTACGAACCTTGCCGAGAACGGCTGCTCAGCCGCCCAGATCAAGGCCGTGTCGGGTCATAAGACTGATGCGATGGTCGGCAAATATACCAAGGCTGCTGATCAGAAGAGGTTGGCTCGGGAGGCGATGAAGAGCATCACATCCCAAGCTCCATCTTCAGGCGCCTGATCTCGTTCAGGTACTTAGCCTCGATATCGTTCACCTTCCGAAGCTCATCCCGCTTTTCATCCGGGGTGAGCTTTTTGCTTTCGTTGATGGCCGTATCGCGGTCGCGGAGTTCTTTCTGGACATCCGCGAGAGCCTTGATGGCGCCCTTGTTCTTGATGAGCGGCATCTTCTCCTGAACGTATTCCTTGTAGCCCTCGATATCGCCAATCTTCTTGTAGTAGGCGAGGGTGCGGTTCACCTCATCAATCTTGCCGATCATCTTATACAGAGTGTCGGCGCCGACTGGGTTCTGCTCCTTAGCGTCGATCAGGAAGCGCCGGATGACCGGGTACTTGGTGATCGGGGTCGAAGCCTTGAGGGTTTCCACACCGGAACCGGCGGTGGCAGCATCAGCCGCCAGAAGCAGGTAGGAGCCGAGGGGTCCACCGAAGGACTGGATGTAGTTCTGGACGAAGATCGGCGGGATACCTTCCCACTCACCGCTCTCCACGTTGTAGAAGACCTTCTTGTTGCCAAGCATCTTCGAGAACTCACCAGTGCTGGAGTTGTACTGAAGGCTTGGGTCAAGGGATTGCTTACCACGGCCAACCAGTGGCTGACCGGTGTAGAGGTCGGTGTTGAAATACTGCTCGATGAAGGGCACGAAGATCGGCGGGATCACATTGATGCCGAAGTTTGTGGACATCTGGGTCGTCATCGTGCGGGTCAGGTCGGCGCCCGACTCATTCGGGTTTGTTGCATACCGATAGAAGGCCACAGGAATTGTGGCAAACATGGTGCCAAATTCGAATGGCTTCGGGATCGAGACGAACGTGCCCGGCATACCGAAATACTTGAGCGGGATGATAAAGCTCGTCTCGCGCTGGTACGGAGCCACACGGTCCTCGTACTGGTCATCGCCGCCACAAAGCTGCTCAAGAGCCAAGGCCAGAGCCGACATCATGGCACCACGGTAGAGTACGCCAACGCCAAGGCGACGCTCTTCCGGGGTGAGGGTTTCGAAGCCGCCCCGTGAGACACCCTTGCCGAGGGCGTAAAGCCCCTTGCTGAGAACGTACTTGCCCTGAAGACCGGCGTTGAAGAACGGCACAAGCTGACTGATAATCTGGACAACAGAACTGGCGCCCTGCTTGGAGAAGTTCATGATCTCCAATGCACGGTAGGCGGCTTCCGCCTCATCACCGGTCTCTTCCATCACCTTCTTGAACACGGCAAGGCGTGTCGCAGCATCAGAGGCTTCAGAGAGGGATTCCAGACGGCCCATCAATCCCTTCACGAGGGAGAATGGGTTGCTCATCATATGAACGCCCGGAGAAAGCTTACCGGCCACCATCTTGGCCTGTGTCTCGGGGTCCTTCATCGCTTCATCGTAGCCGCCACCAATGCCGAATGCCCTCATGGCATCAAGCGCAGTAGAGCCCTTGAGGGACTCAGCGAAAGAGAAGAATGTCTCCCACGGGGCAACCTTTTCGCCACGCAGACCCCATGTGGAGAATGCGTCGCGGAACAAGTTAGCGAGAATGAAGCCCGGATCATGGGTCACGGACGCACGAAGAACACGGGCCGGGAGGCCCAGATACTTCATGGCCCCGCTCCAGTCGATCTTATCTGTGGCGCGAAGGGACGTATACCAGATGGCGGCGCGAGGACCCTCAAACATATAGGTCTTCTTCTTGCCGTTCTCGTAGGCAACCATCGTGTAGGCACCGGCAGGAACGTCGCCCTTAACAAGCTTGGCTTCCTGCGCCGTCACGGCGAGGTTGGCAGACTTGATGGCGGCAATGTTCTTCATCGCGGCATTGATCCAGAACATCTGGTTGCGGATCATGATTTCAATCGGGTCATCAAGAATCTTCTCGTCGCTCATGCCCGAGAGCTTCTCGATCTTGCTGCCGCTGCCAATGCTTCCGCCGGTCTTGGGGGTATAAGCCTCATCCTTATAGACGCGATAGGCGCCGTAGTAGTTGAGGTCTTCCAGCATAGCGTCAGCCTCTTCCGGAGCAATGCGCCCTGACTCCACAACCATATTGATCAGGTTGCGGTTGTGCCGCTGGTAAGCCTCGAAGGCTTCCTTGACCTCTGGATGCTGATTGCCAAGACGGATGGCCGCATCAATCTGAGCCTCGTCCATGTTGACAATCTTCATGCCGGGCTTGGACTTGGCGCGTTTGGCGATGCCGTAAAGGGCGAATTGCTTCTGGAGCCCGTTCTTATAGATGGGAGCCATGAACTTAGCGATGGCATCCTTGTTCTCGCCGGGGTTGGCCGAGCGGATATAGGCAGAGAGGATGTTCCCCTTCTCCTTGAACTGGACGGGGGCAACACCATTGAAGATTGCAGCCGCGCCAACAGTACCAGCACGACGGGCCATATGGACAGCAACTGTCGCAGAGTAGGCACCAGTAAGGCGCTGCCCGTTCAGGCGCTCTTCCGTGAACAGGTTGATTGCGTCCTTGTCGAAGATGTTGGTCGTCATCCGCAGAAGGCTGTCGCCCGTGAACAGATCGGTCAGGGACTCGAAGAAAGACTTCTGAACGCGGGGAGCAAACGAGTTGTTGAAGGCTTCCTGCAATTCCGGAGAAAGAGGAACGCCCACATCAACGGCTGAGAAGAGTTTACGCTTCTTAAGCTCTTCCGTCAGTTGTTCTTTTTGCTTACCTGTGAATCCCTTGCGAAGTGATTCTTGAGGTTTTGCACTGCTGCCCGGAACTCCTCTTCCGGCATTGACAGCAGCACCGACTCCCTTTCGGTTACCTGCGGAGAGTGCGTTTTGGATTTTTGCATCACTGATGCCCTTTTCTTTCGCTACAATTTTTGCGGCGTCGGCGTAATCATTATCCTCGCCACGGCCCGGCTTAACACCAAACCGCTCCCGCCACAACTGTTTTTCTGGATACCAAACCAAGGCTTGGAAATCGGCTGTGTTGATCTTGATGCCGAGACGCCCAAGCTTATCAATGGCGCGGGAAACAACCTGACGGATGTATTCACGCTCAGTTCCATTGCGCGGGTCTTCCTGAAGCTCACCGTTGACGTTATCAACGTGTGTGCCAATAGCCTTCATCAGGTCGCTCTTTTCTGGCTTGAGCGCCTTGTCGGTCTTTTCCTTGTTAAACTTTGTGTAATAAGACTGGTAGCGACGTTCAATAGCTTTGACAAAGTTATCAAGCTTCTCCGCCCCAGCATCTGTGTTGGGGTTGAGAGACTTCACAAGACCTTTGAACTTTGTCTTCCCGAAGAAAAGTTTACCAGCCTCATCAATAATCTTCCGGTCAACCTTGGAAATTTCCTTATCGTTAAGGATTTCCCGCTTGATGTTAAGCCGGTTCTCAAGCATCCGCTCTTCAGACTTGGGGGTCTTAAATGGGTTTCCGGTAATGCGATTCCACATACGCATGAACCAACGGTCCATCGTAAGTGGATCGTAATTGCCACGGAGGTTCTGGTAGAAACCCTGACCAATCTTCGGGCCAAAGATAAAGCTCCCGTAGACCTTTGTGTCTACGTTTTCGCCGCTAATCGGCCACCCCATCCGGCGAAGCTCACCAACGGTATATTCGGTCACGAGGAAGCGATTGGCATCCTTGACGCCAAGTTCCTTCAGGATGTAATTGAGCCGCGCAAAATGCGTGGCCATCGCACTACCCTGATCACCGGTCCCGACTTCCTGAAAACGCTTGTGCTTCTTGTAGTATTCGTACTGCCGGAGGCCCTCGCGGAAGTTGTCAACCACAGCCATGCCATTTGATGTGATGGCAATGGCTGCATCAAACGCAGCCTCCATTTCTGGATTGGTGAGGATTTCTGGGTGGATAAGCGCCATTACGCGCTTAGCCGCCTTTAGCTTGGCATCATACCAGCCAATCGCATTGTCGGCCTTTTGAAGCGCGGCAACGGCTTCGCCAGTGAGAACATCCGAAATCAAATCGGCATTCTCATCGTTCTGGGCTGTCATGTCTGTTGGCAGATTCCCACCACGTTTGCGGACCTCTTCGCGCATGGCTTCGTAGAGCGACTGAATATAGCGCCCCGCCTCAAGCTTGTTCCGATAGCCACCCTTAAAACGCTCACTAAGACCCGGACCCTGCGCCCGGTGCAGCAGGTTAATTGTGGAGATAGGCAGGAAGTCGCGCGGCATATAGTCTGCCGGGTCCAGCTTGTTGATGTTGACCTTGGACAACTTCTTGCTATTGTCCTCATAATTCGGGTCATAGGAACCAGCAACTTCTACATAGGTTCCGTTATCAATCATCTTCTGAAGGATGAGTAGATTTCTTTCTGCTTCTTTTAGGTCCTTACGACCAAGGGAAACGGCAGCATCACGAGCCGCCCTCTGCGCCTCATTGTAAACTTTTAGTTTTGCGTGAGCATCCGCATAGTTTTTCAATGTTGGATCGTCAGGGAGCTTTGCTATTCTTTCTGCATCAACTGGATTTGTTACAACACGCAAACCAGTTCTAACTTTCGGCGCAACGTACTCTATGCCAAATTCATATTGAGGATATTCATTGCCGTACTGTCCCATGCGGTGCGTCAAGTCACCGACATGCTCCATTGCGTATGTCAGAGCAGGGCCGCTTTCATACTCCCTTAGCGCCTTTTGTGCAAATTCCATATACATTTCAGGGTCACCGCTTTGCTGCGCCCTAGCCAATTCCCTAAACGCCTTGTCTGCTTCTTTAGATAGATTAACCTTGGAGAACTTAACGCCCTTGAAAATGTCCGGAACCGCCTGAATGGCAGGAGCAATCTCTGGCGCCATTGGGCCAGACACGGAACGCTCCCACACGGGACGCGCAGCTTCTGCGATACCAGCGGCCTGAGACACACGCTCAGATGGAGGAAGGCGAAGGTCAACCGGGGACGGGGCCGGAGCCATCTCGGCGCCGGTCTCAGAGGGACGTGGAGCAAACCGCATACCCTTGATGACGGGCTCTTCCGGGGCCACAGGAGCCGCGCTGGGGGCTGTTTCGACGGGGGCGGCAGTGGTTGGTGCGGACGGGGCCGAAGGGGCCTCTGTGGCCACCTGTGGGGCTTCCCGAGCCACGCGCTCACGGGCGCCAATCTTGCCAGAGGCAATTGCCCGGAAGATGCCTTCCGCCTTGTGGGTGCGGGAGACGCCGACGATGCGCTTGATGATATTAAGAATGCGAGAAAGCAGACCGCCAACCGGGGTCGGGGTCCGGCCATTGGCCATCCAATCGCGGAACATTTCAGCAACGGCTTCTTCGTGAAGCTCTTCCGCAGCCGACTCGTCACCGTTCATGGCCTTCTCAACCAGATCGGTACGAAGCTGCGTCACCCAATCCAAGGGTGTATACAACTTGCCATGCATCTTCTGGGAGCCGATAGCCTTGAGCAGACGGTTCCATTCGTGCGGCTTGAAAACACCCATCTCCTTCAGGGAGTGAATGATTTCATGGTGCATAACGCTGACGATCTTGGCCTCAAGCTGGGCCTCTGTCATGCCGGGCTTATAGAGACCGGTGGCAATCTGGATCAGGTTCCCCGCTGGATCATACTGCCCTTCGATATATTCTCCGGGGTTACCAATGCGCTGCTGAAGCTGGATGCCGACATCCGGCAGGTTCATGCCGGTCAAAACATTGCGGAGGGCGCGGCCAATCGGGGCGACACGAGCCTGATACTTCAGGGGGTCAGCGGCCTCATTGAAAAGCTGGGCGCTTTCATTGGCGGCGGCTTCGTCCCTGTGACGGTTGATAACTGCCTCACCGATCTTTTTGCCTTCTGAGTCAAACTGATCTTCGACAACGGCAAAACGATCCTGCTCCTTCGCCTTCTGGCGAATGGCATCAAGCTCCTGCTTAAGGATACCGCGCTTAATTACATTGTCAGTCGCGGCCCTAACCGCCATGCGCGGGTCTTCGTTCTTCTGAACCTTGATCTTGGCAGCATTGATGAGCGCCGCAATCTCCGGGTCAGACATCTGATCTGTGTCTGGGCGGGGTCCTGCAATCTCCTTCTTGGAGAGCGCGGCCCGAACGGCGATTTCAGCATCCGCAACGGAACGAATATCGTCAGCCGGAGCCTCCGTCACATTCCCATAGACGGCACTCTTGGCAACCGGGCTAAGCTCATGCGTGGCAATAGGCGCCGGGGCAACACGGAAACGGCTACCAGTGACGTTCTCACGGGGCGCAGAGGAGCCAGTAGAGGCGCCGATATCAAAGGAACGCTGGAGGCTATTGGAACGAGCCTGAAGAGTGTCCACCTTCTGGCGGAGAAGCTCCTGCGTAATGCGTTCTGGATTTGTCTTTTCTGTAATCGCCGTGCGAAGATCAGCGTCCTGCGACGGCTTGATCTTCAGGCGACGAGCAAGATCACGGACTTCCGGCTCTGTGAGGGTGCTAAGGTCAATCGTCTGACCCTTGATGGCCCTCTTAGTATTCGGGCTTGTGGCTTGGAAGAACTGAAGATTCTGCCTCGCCTGATCAAGCTCGGCATTTGTGTTCTTGATATCTGTAGCGATATCACCAAGAGGACGAGAGATGGGAGATGGGGCCGGTGTGAGACCGGCAATGTCCGAAGCATTCGGAACATTCTTGCCCTGCTCAATAGCGGCACGGGCAGTTGTGCGTGTGTTGTTAGCGTCGCCAAGAAGCTGGGCGTTACGCGCAGCCATCCTGCGATTCTTGATGCCCGTGGCACCAAGGACAGCGGCTTCAACCATGCCGCCGACACCAGCACCAAGGCTGAAGTTACTGGCAACGCTTTCGGTGATGTCCTGATCTGGATTATAGATACCGGCGGCAACAAGGTTCTGCGCGATCTGGCTGACGGCTTCCTGACCGCCTTCCATACCGGCACCCTTGGCCACTTCCATAAGGAACTTGGACTTCTCGTTATTGACGATCTTAGACGCCGCGATGGATTCCGAAGCGGGAACCTTTTCGAGAAGCTTGGCAACCGGAGCGGCCCAACGCTCAAGCGGGGCAAGGTCGAATGCGCCGACGGCACCGCTCAGAAGATTGGCGGCGGTATACTGGCCGGGCGTGAGTTTGTTCCCAGTCTGTTCTTCGTACTGCTGCACCATCTGCTGACCTTGGCCCATGCCAAGCGGAATGGCGGCGGCAGCACCACCGGCAGTACGAGCAATGGTAGCCTGACTAGCCAACTTGGCAGCAGCCGCAGCCTCTTCGGCAGCGGTAAGCGCACGGGCCCCGCCAAGGCCAAGACGAGAAGCAAGAAGCGGAGTGGCAGCACCTTCAGTAAGGACAGAGGCACCGAGCATAGGAACCAAAGAGCCAATGCCCCCAAGGACAGATTCTGTCGTTGTGGGCTGAGCCTCTGGGTTCATGCCGAGGCCGCGCTGGATCACATCATAGGTAGCCTTACGGGCGCCCTGTGAGCCTTCCTTATCGAACAGGCCATAGATAGAGAGGGGGATTTCGGCAATGCCGGTCGCGGCACCGCTAAGCAGAGGGGAGACAAGCGGAATGCCGCCCTGTCCTGTTGCCTCTTCAGGCGGGGGCGCAGACGGTGCCTTCAGGCCACCATTGGCTGAAACATTCCGGATGAAATTATCAATTTGCTGTTGAGTAGCATTGTCGGGAACAGCATAATTCCCAACGCCCGGAACATTAACAATCTTTGCCATGTTTTCTCTATTTATTTAGGTGGGGCGGAGGCAGCAGCCCAGTCGCTTGGGGAGACCGGCATCGCCGCAGTTGGGATGCCGTACTGCTGAAGCATATTCTGAATCGCAGTAATCTGGCTGTCGATATAAGATGTATTTACACCATTGATCGGGTCGGGGTTCTTAAGTATTTCAGTCTTTTGCTTGATCAAATCAGAAAGCTGATCAGCATAGAACTTGCGGATTTCACTGGCGCTTGGGGCACCAGAACCCTCGCGTGTAAGTTTCGCAATCTCATATGGAAGTTTAGCGGATTCCAGACCGTATTGCAACTCGGCCTGACGAATCTTGTCCATCTGGTCCTGATACTGCTGCTTCTGGGCTTCCCCAGCAGTGGCAACATTGCGGACACCGGAAGCGATGGCATCCTGAATGCGGCCCGAGGGCGACGCAAGGATACCAATGCCAAGGCGGCGCAGGAACTGACCGAAGCCACCCTGATTGGCCTCCTCGGCAGCACGGCGTTGCTCGTCAATGAAGTCCTTCTGCAACCCCAAAGCCTGTTTCATGTACTGATTGTACAATTCAAGTTCTGTTGGTTCTTTGGGTGGAGCCGCAGCCGGAGTCGCTGGTGGCGTATAGTTTGTACCAGCCATCAGGGGAGGAAGGCGCTCAGACGCACTGCCGAGAAGGGCGCTAGTCGATGGGGTGAGTCGGTCACCCTTTCCGCCGACACCAGCCTTATCGGCAGAATCAATAGCGGCCTGTGAGGCAGCAATGATTTGCTCATCAGTCATGAGGCCGGAAAGTGGGCCGGTGGCGAATTGTATTTTAGCCGCTGCCGCCTCTTCAGGAGTTGGGAGACCGCTGCGATCTGGCGCCGTTGTGCGATCAGCATCAGCTGCCGTACCGCCCAGCATATCGTTGACACCCTGAACGCCCTGCTTCCACTTCTTAAAGGCGTCGCTCTTGAGATACTTTTCGGCACGGTAAGCCCGAAGCTGCTCTGGCGTCATCTTGCTGATAAGCTCAAGCTCTTGCTCAGGGGTGAGACCTTCTGGAGTGCCGTTAGCAAGGTAGACCGGGCCACCGGAAGCAAGGCTCATAATGCCTGTGCCAAAGAATGTTGGGATACCACCCTGCATAGCCTCAAGCTCAGCCTGTTTCTTGTAGGCATCAATAATGGATTGCTCACGCTGACCATAACTGGCAGCAGCCTTGGGAGAGGCCCCGCGAAGCATACCAGCATTAGGCGCATAATTGGGCTGCTGGTTCATGAGGGCAAGGCCAACGTCGGAGACGAAGTTGGAGAGTTTGCTCTTCGGCTCCCGATCTGGTGCCACACTCACTGGAGCAGTAGACTTTCCGCCGGGGAAAGAACCCTGACCGGCATTGCCAATACCAGCGGCGGCATCGGCAGGATTGCCAACGCGCTCATTGCCCGTCTTGACCTTACCCTCAAGCCAAGCGATAGCATCCCCCGCAGTCTTGCCGCGAAGATTTGGATTGGCCTCGACAACCTTGGAGCCAAGAACAGCTTCAACCGGCGTATTGGGGTCCGCCTTGTAAAGGTCAACGGCGCCACGAGGACCGGCGAAATGGGCTGTATAAAGTGTCTGCGCGTTTACTGGGATACCAGCCTTCTCAAGTGCCGGGCCAGTGCGCTCATTCTGATTCCAGTCGTTGGCTTCCTTGCCAAACGATGGATTGGTACGGAGCGCAAGGATTTCGTCCTTGCTCATCTGGTTCAGAAGATCGGGGTGCTTGGCCTTGATGTAGTCCATCCAAGTATCATTGGTGAACTGGCCATAACCAAATGCGGAGGAAAGGGGATTCTTTGCAAAACCCTCAAGCTTACCGAGAAGATCAAATGGGAGTGTACCGTCAGCAAGGTAAACTGGGCCACCCTCAGCAAACGGCATCGCATAATTGAACATGAGAGACTTGTCGCTCTTCCCCTGCGGGGTCACCGACTCCTGATACTGGACGCCGTAGTCACGGCCATCCTTGGAGTAAGAAAGATCACCGCCCGAGATGCGAGGGTCTACAGAAGAGAGCTTACCGCCGGGTGTCTTGAGATTGTAACCAGACACATCACCGAGGAGACCTGCGCGGATCATGCCCTCAAGGGCTGGAATGTTAATGCCCATGCGGCCACCGGCGCCACCGGCAATACCATGCACATCGTTGCGGTCAACCTTGCCCAAGGAGCCACCACCAGTGGCTTCGATATAGCGAGACACATCTTCTCCATCGCCCATGCGAACGGCGCCGCCACGAGCAAAGCTCTGCTGCTTATCGGGAGTCTGGTTCTGATCCTGCGGAGGAGCCAACTGGCCATACTGCTGCAACTGCACCATAGGCCCCGCTGCCTGAGAAGTAGGCTGCTGCTGGGGCTGATAAGACTGCTGTGGCGCCATCGTCTGGGGAGAAAGATTGACCGGCCCCGCCAAAGACCCCATCGGAGGCTGTGGCTTCTGTTGCTGCTGCTGTGGGAACCCGCCAAAACCTGCATTGCCAAACGCTTCTGACGGGCTCACAAAACCCCCGTCAGCCATAGCGGGAACGCCAACCGGAGAAGCCGGAAGGCCAACTTGCGGCATCGGAGGACGGGGCGCCAAGGATGCCTTGGCATCGTCAAGGACTGTGGTCTGCGGGGCCTGTGTGGGGGCAAACTCTTCCCGCATCTTCTGGCGACGAACCACCTCAGACAGAACGAGGTACTGCGGGACAGTACCCGTCGGATTGTCGAGTTCCTGCTGGAGCCGAGCGTCCGGAAGGCCCTTGAGCATATCCTGAAGTTTGAGAATGTTCATCGTTAAAACCTTAAGTTAATTAGAGAGAGCCGAGACCGTAGAGGGCGGCACCCATAAGGGATGTACCAAAGGACTGACCGCCGCCAGACTGCGTTGTCTGCGAACCGGCTGGGGCGCCGTAAACCATAGCGGCGAGATCGGAAAGCTGAAGCTTCTGGTAGTTTTCGGCGTACTGCTTCTGGGCTTCCTGAAGATCAAGGAGGCGCTGCTCAAGAGCCTGATCCATGACACCGACATCCTTGAGGCCCTGAAGGCGCTGGATTTCCATGTCGCGTTCACGGGCGGCTGCATCAGAAAGTTGCTGAGCGGCCTGAAGACCGAACTTACTGCGGTCCATATTGGCGCCCTCAGCATACTGGCGAGAGGCTTCTGTCTGAGCGTCGGCTTCAGCCTGTGCCTTCTGCTGAGAGAGAGCGAGAGCGGAGGCAGCATCATAGCCCTTGTTGAGGAGTTCCGCCTCAAGTGTGGCCGCGCGACGGGCCTGACTGTCCTGAAGGATGGCAGACTCAACGGAACCGCGAGAGCCACCAAGGGAGCGAATGTTTGCCTGACGAGCGGTGAGACCAGCACGTTCCTGACCGGCACGAAGGGCCTCGTCAGCCATAGCAGTATCAATGACCTGCTGCTGGTAGGGGTTCATGTATTCGCGGATTTGGGCGGGTGTCAAAACGCGAGGATCAAACTTGGCGCCCTCATATGCAGGAAGGGCAGCAACACCAGCGGCGGTCTTTTCAATACCGGCTTGGGCCTTACCCAGTGTATCGGTACCGGCAGTGATGTTTGATGCACCCTGCTTGTACTGCTGCATCGTCTCGCCCGGCTTTGCAATAAGCTTGGTCGGGTCGGTCTGCGGCGCCATAGGCTGGTTATAGATTTTCTTAGCCTGTTCAAGGACATCCTTGACGTAAGGCTTGAGAAATGGATCAATGGTTGTCGTGGTTTTTGTGCTACCGCCGCCGCCGCCCATATTAAATTTCCTTTTTGAAGAGAACTATGTCGGAATTATATCCGAGAGGTTTGGTGTATTTTTCCCAGCCGCGTCGGCCCGGAGATTGAAGGTATTTGACGCCAATGTCTTTGGCCCATGCCTCAAGCTGCAAGAGCATTTGAGTGGCCCATTCATCAAATCGGACCCCGCCCAGATGCTCCACCGTCCCAACCGTATTTCCATATTGATCGGTTATAGAGGTTGTGAAGGCGCCGATAAGATGACCGGCTTCATCATAGACGACCCAAAGCTGTTTTTCCCTATGGAGGATATCAGCCAATATGGCCAGAGGGTCTATCGGGTACGGGTTAAGTCCAAATGACTTAGAGATAAACGGCTCGGTAAGGTCCCAAAGCTCATAAACCCGCTCTGGGGGAACAACTCGAATGCTAATCACGCAGGAAGAATTTTCTCTTTATTAAGCCGACCGTTGTCGTGCATCCGCTTCGCACCCTGATCCTTCACCCGATCCACCATCTCATGGAGAACCCTTGCGCCCTGCTCAGAGGAGCCATCGCCAAGGGCAGAAACAACACGAGCGGGAACGACAAATTCGCCATCGGAAAGGTACACATCTTGCCTACCCTCAATTTTACCACCAATTAGGTCATCCACGCCACCCCCCGGCCCACGAATCATGCCGGGATTGTCGGACGGCGGACGCCCACCAGAAGCCATCATGGCCCCCTCATTTGGGTCTGGCACCCCACCCTCGCTGAACTCACGAACCAGCATCCGGGTGGCCTCTGGGCCATACCTACGGGCGAACCGGAGAAGAGCCTCCTGCGGTGCAGGGTGCTGACCACGGAGCGCCATAATGGCCTCAACGCGGATATTGCGGTCTGTGTCGCCAGATGTCTCACCGCCATCAGCCATGCCCAGAGTGGGCAGGGAGCCGATACCATTGATCGAGGCGTTATATGTGTCCGGGGTAGAGGACTGCATTGGGGCCACGGCAGACTTGGTGCCGGGCGGGTTGTACCGGCTCTGAGTAATTGGGGGTGGCTGGATGCCGGGCTGCTGTTGCATCCCCTGAGACATCATTGATTTACCGGCATTGGTCATGAACTTGGCCATCCCAGCCCCGGTCATGAGGGAGCTAAGACCGGTAGGGGCCGCAGAGGCGGCAGCGGCGGGGGCGGCGGCGCCAAAAAGGGAGCCGATACCAGAGATCATAGGCGCGAGAAATCCAAACATTTTAGCTCACAATCTTAAGTGTTCCAGCGTCAGACCATACATCACCAGAGTTTAGCCCCGTGGCTGATGTGGGAATGTTCTTGAGGTTTAGTGGGGATGGCTGCTTCGCATTGGCAGTCGGGTCACCAGACCCCTGAAGCTGACCAACATTGGTGATAACAGAAAACGCCGTCTCAATCGTCCGCACAAGGCGAGACATATAAGACTGCTCATACTCCTGCGGCGGGAGCGGAAGGCTCGGCCTAGTGGGGCGCGTAATACTCATCTGCGACCATCCTGAACAATCTCAAGGCGTGGTGTACCAAGGCGCCAAGCAATGTTCTGCTGGTCGCTTTCCACCCTAAGTATAACAGAACGACCACGCAACCGTGTAAACACCTGATTTGTATACACGTCCAAATCGTATGTCTGACCAGCGGTCAGGTTCACATTGTTGGAGTCCATAGAACCAATTTCGGCGCCGGGGTAATTCTGTGGGTAAATGGTGAACGCAACGGTCTTGGTTGGATCAGAATTGCGGAAGGTGATGTCTGGGATGATACGGCGAACAAAAGAGAAGTTCTCCCCATCCTCGATTTCAACGGGGCTGGAAAGAATCCACGCATTGATTGGTGCCCCGCCCGGAGTCGATCCGTCGTTGTCACCAACCTCATGCTCGTAAACATAGCCATCGGCGTTTGGTGTCGCACCAAGGGGGTGATTATTGAACTCGGCATCAAGCCAAGCTGTACGAGCAATCGTTCCGAAGTACCAAATCTTGTCTACATAGTTAAACGTCACATAAGAGTCATTCTCAGTGTTTTTCACCAAGTTCCCATTTCCGTCATCAACAAGTGTGCTGGATGGGTAGAACCAAGTAACCTCATTAAACTCCGAGTTCTTACCGGCGAACACCTTATAGGATTGCTCAAGGTTAAGACTCAGGAAAACCTTATCACGCACTGTGGATGGCAGCGTATATACGGCGCCATCATAGTAATAGAAGTTGTTGAGGCCCATCCAGAAGGCCGTATTGTTCGCAATAACAACAGAGTTCGGGCCGACAATATTTGTATTCGTCGCCAGAAGGGAGAAGTTGAACACATTTGTGTCGCCGCTTGGCTTCATGGAATAAAGCGCGGCGTCTGTCCAAATCAAAATTTCATCTTTTGTCTGGGCTGCTGTTGAGATGAAAGACCCAACGCCAAGGCGAACAGAACCCGCAAGTTTCGTGGTGTCTGCCTCGTCCCAGTTGTAAATGTCTTCGCTATCAGACCAGCGAACATTCATTGTGTCCTGAACAGCCGGAGTGGCACCCCAAACATTTGCTCCAAATGCAATAAGGTGCTGACCAATGTCAGACATCATGATTTGAGTGGCAACAACAGGAGCATCAACAACGGTCGCAACCGGATCGTCGGCGATGTTGATCATCCTTCCTTCAGCATAATCCGGTGACCATTCATAAATGCCGCCGTTACGGACACAGGCAATCAGCCTTTCGCCATAGTTGTCAGATGTCCAAAGGCGCAACTGGTCACTGGCGCCGAGCCCATTATTGGGGTCACCCCATCCAGTTGCTGATGCAGAAGACCAATAGGCGGCAGATATGTTTGATCCGCCCTGACCGCTAACGGCAGAGATGCTCAATGCAGGAGACGCATTACCAGCCGTTGTTGTGACTGTGAGCGTATCTGCTGTCGGCGCTGAAACAACCTGAAATGTTGAATTTATAAACTGGATTGGAATGCCGCCAATCGTGGGCGGAGTGCCGCTCCCAGTGACGCCGGAAATGGAAATCCAGTATGTTGGGGAACCCGCTGTCGTGGGGATTGGAGAGGGTATACCATGCCCGGTCCAAGTGATTGTAATTGTCGCGGAACTGGAGGATGTCGCAATTGCCCCGCTGAGTGTGGTCGATTTAACGGGAGAAACGGCGCCACCCCAAGGCCCAACGCCCCAGCCCGTATTCAACGACACATCGTTCAGGCCCGGTTGAAGCTCATACTCAGCCTTAACATTTGACCCGCCGCCAGAACCTGTAGCATTTGCTGCTGTCGATACTGAGATCGTGTAGTGAGAGGTGTCAATGATGCTTGTGATTACATGCTCTGCATTTATCTCACTTGCTGGGATATTATTTACGGGCCCAGTTGCTCCGCTGATAATAACATACTGCCCGACCACCGGCGAGTATGTCGCATCATAAACAATTACGGATGTACTTCCGCTTGTTGTCGTAAGGGCAGCCGCACCGACAGAACCGTCAGGAAGTTTTGTTGTTGTCCATACAATTGGAGTTATGTCTTGTAGGCCGTTAATGGAGCCGCCAGAAAGGTAATACTTAATATTGGTACCCATACCAGTGTAAACGGTACCATCGAGCGCCGCCCAGCAGAACAGATTTCGGCACGACCCGAGATAAGCCTCTGTCGTGTACTTTGTCCACCCGCCGATTTTTTCTGGGAACCCGTTCCTGAAACGGACTTTATCTCCATCGTACCACCCGCCAGTATTTGAGTAGAACGTGGAGTCCCAGACATAACCCGGAGCTATTTTGAGCTTGGCAACGGTCATTACGAAAGCTGCTTCAGTTTATACATTGTGGAAAGATAAATGCCGGTAATCTCGTCAACAATGTTTTCCAAGGCAGAAACCCCGCCACAGATTTCATTGCGATTCTCCTCAAGCCAGTTCGCTTCCTCACTGAGATAAGTAAGGATGTTCTTCACCGGTTTCAGGGCTGGGATTTCAATGTCCTCGACGACCTTGCCAGATGCGCCCATGTAAGCCTCGACAAGCTTATCGGTCGCGTCCACGATGTCGTCATAGAAAGAACCAAGCGCCATGTGTTGAGCAAAACTTTTAGTCCTCCAATGAGCCAAGTGGGCTGCGTTACGGGCGCAAAATGCGCGATGGATGAGTTCGTCAATCATATTATCTCCAGTGGGCAACGACAATCCCAACATCCGCTGTGCTGCTGGAATATGTAGAATTGTTTTGCGCGTTTGGGTTCCCGGTAACTGGGAAGTTGCCAAACTTTACAAGCTTGGACCCTCCAAATACGCTGCTAACATCAGGGGTGAGAGTTGATGAGTTGCGAGATATGGTATAAGAATTGCTGCTGTCCCTAACATAAGCGTACACAGACGAACCACCAGTTATCTCATTTAGACTTGCATCTCCAATTGCCGTTGTGGAGACTGTATACAGCGCCGAAGAAGAATAGCTTGGAATCAGCCTGTACACAGAAATCGCGCACCGGTTGGCCTTACCAGAAGACTCAACAAAAACCGTGGCTGTAGTGCCTGTGGGCACTGCCGCATAATATATTCCGAGGAAAGTGTTTGGAGTCGAATAATAATTTGTTACTGCCTCCGTGGCCGCAATGCCTCCTATTGTGACAGTCTTTGTGCTGCTCACGCCGATAAGATATACGCTTACAACGACAATCCTATTCGATGCAGCGGAGCCTATAGACTGACCCGTAAATGTGTAGGCGTCTGTATTTGTTGTATTGGACGCTGTATCCGTGAAGGAAATACTTGTAGCCGCAGAGCCGTCCCACGGCGCAGTAGCAGACAAAAAGCCAAGTCCATAGTTACTCATGTAGTCAGATTCCCGACGAGGTACCAAGTGTTTGTCCCCTGTTTCCACAGGGTTGCGGCAGCATACTGACCGGCTATCTTCGCGGTAGTTCCGACAGCGATATTGTACTTGTATACGTTGACGCCAGTATCACCGACAATGGATGTCTGTCCCGCGCCAAGCTGAAGAACGTCAATTCGAGTTCCTGTTGGGAAGGCAACGGATGCGTTTGTCGGGACTGTCAGCGTGTTTGCTGAACTGCTGTCCATCGTAACTGTTTTACCGGCATCCGTCAAAACAAGCGTATATGACCCAGTTTGTGTGCTTTGTGTGCTGGTGCTTCCGCTTGGGATATCAGCAATGGTGGCAACCTGAACGCCATTTACTTGAACGGTTCCAGAACCCTTCGGCGTAAGATTGAGGGAAACATTCGTATCGGTGCCGCTTGTTGAGATGCTTGGCATCCCAACGAAATTGGCAGTATGAGTCCCGCTCTGAGTCCCGCTTGTGTTGATGGAACTCCCACCCGGAGTCGCGGAAATGTTGAATGTAGTAGAGTTTACATACTTAACGTAGTATGTTGTCCCTGCGGAAATTCCCGTTGGGAGGCTACCGGTTGTCGAGAACGATACGGGCGTACCATTGGCCGGTGTCGCGGATACAGTAACCACGCAGGGTGACGCAATGGTCATTGTTGCCGTGAGAGAGGGGGACGCAGCATTTGCCACTGTAATCTCATTGACTGCGGACGTAACTGTGTCCATGACAATCAATTCATTTCCATTTGCGTCTGCAATATATCCAAGATCGGCAAACTTTGGAGCCGCCAAGGTTTTATCAGAAAGTGTCTGTGCGCCAGAGACTGTGGTGACGGCTACGCCATTAACCTGAACAGTTCCGGCTCCCTTTGGAGTCAGGTTCAGGGATATATCTGTACCCGTGCCGCTAGTCGAGATGATGGGCATACCAACAAAGTTTGCAGTATGAGTTCCGCTTTGAGAGCCGCTGGTGTTAATTGACGCGCCGCCGGGTGTCGCGGAGACATTAAATGTCGTTGAGTCAATATACTTGACATAATATGTGGTGTTGATTGAAAGCCCAGTCGGCAGTGCGCCTGTGGTTGTGAATGTGAGTGGCGTCCCATTGGCTGGTGTCGCAGACACGGTAACTACGCAGGGGGATGCGATGGTGATTGTGGCAGTCGGGGTCGAAGACGCAGCGTTACCAACTGTGATTTCATTTACTGCCGAAGCGATCGAATCAAAGACAAGAATTTCATTGCCATTTGGATCGGCAATGAAACCACCGTCTGCAAACTTTGGCGCAGTCAGTGTCTTGTTGGTGAGTGTTTGTGTACCTGTTGTTGTAACAATTTCGCCGCCATTCGCGGCTGTAATACCCTCAAACACATTTGCCCCGTCCGTGTAGACGAGCATCGTGGCACCATTGGGAATGGTAACCTTGCCAGTTCCGGCAGTTGCATTCTCAATTGTTACCGAGTTTCCACCCGAAGTTGCGTTATAGAATATATAAACTTTTGAGCTATTAGGCACCTTGACGGTAGCAGCACCGCCGGGAGTGCCATCAAGCTTGATGACGGCGTTTCTAGACTCGTCGGAAACACCATCATATGTGGTGAGAGTTTTGGCTGTGGATGAGAGTGTGACCGTAGTCACCCCTGTGATTGCCTGACAAAGGAGGGTGGCAAGATTCTGATTGGTCGTGGCGCCCCAAGTACCGGACTGGTCGCCGTTGCCCATCTCAATAAGGCGGAGGGTATTGGTGTAGGAATTAGCCATGTTTTGCCTATGCTGCTATTTCAGTCCAGACAGGTGTCTGGGAGTCATCAACTGGGTTCCAACCGGGCGTCTGGGTGTTGCTCACCGGTATCCACCCCGGAGTCTGGCTGTCATTTATAGCCTCCCATCCGGGGGATTGGGCATCGTCGATGCCAAGCCAATCGGGGTTCTGATCTGGTACAATTATACCCCAAACCAGCACATTCCCGATATAGCCAACGGCCTCTACGCCGGTCGGGTAAACATTGGCCTTGGTTACGACAGTGACAAAGCCAAGGCTGGTGGTAGCCTCCACCCCGGATACATCAACATTGATGCTCAGCAGGATGTCTACAGTGCCGATCTCACCGGTCGCTGAAACGCCCGTTACGGAGACATTGGCCTTGCC